GAATCCGCATTTAAACCGAATAACTGTAGTAGTTGCTCGCGGTTCATAATTTCCTCATTAACGTTAATGTTTGATTCCTGTTTATTATAACCGTTAGTTTGGTCATTATGCAAAATCGAACTAAAAAACTCCTTGACAGTCTTGGGAGCTGACTTGAAAGCGTTAATAATACTCTTCACTTCCTCATCTTCGTTAGCCATAAAATCCTCCACGTTTACAATGGTTAGATTCTCAGAGTTAAAGCGAGCAACTGTATCATCGCCACCAGCGGGAGTTTCATTGGTTAAAGCTGCAAGATGGTCATAAGATTGATTTATCGCTACCTTGCTGTACTTCTGGCCTTTTGCATTTGTTCCTGATTGCTCGTTTTGGGTAAACAGTAAGCCAGTTGATACAGGCAAATCCTCTTTGTTACTTAGGCGCTCATATAGCAATGGAGATTTAACCTTAAGCACTTCACTTTCAACCTCTGCATCTGCGTACCACTTATCACCCATTTCATATGTGTTCGTGATAATGCCGCCGCTGTAATGCTTTTGCAGGCCTTTACCTTCGCGACCACTGATGAAGTTTCCACTATCGTCTACAGGGTGGTCAATAGTTAGCGGCTTACCCACCATGCTATTCATGCCCTTCTCGTTTTCATCCTGCGGATATAGCACACCATTCATAACCGCGTTATTCACAGTGATTGGAATGCCTTTAATTCGAAAATAAGCACCCTCTTGGCTTATCATCGATTTTCTAACATTTGTTTGTAATAGAATCTTATTCATAGACTTAAAATACTCTATCTGACCTAAACGCTTCTCGGCTTCTGCTTTATCAGCGTAGCCTTTAGATAGTTTTTTGCCCTCTTCTGAATAGACAAAATACTTACCATCTTCGTATTTTATCACATTAGCTTGCATGAATTCGTTAACAGTCAGATTCAGCGCCTTAGCTTCTCGCTCTACAATTGACTTAGCCCATGACTGACCATTGTCACCACCCCAACCAAGCCAAGCCTGATAGCCCTTGGAGTCAACACCCCAGCCTTTACCTTTTTTATCGGCTTCATGCCGACTAAAGAAAGAGTGCATTCGCTTAACGGTATCTATTGATAATGACTCTCTTGATATGAGCTGTCTAGCTCTAGTGAGCCCGACCTGAGTCATACCTTTGTTACTATCTGGTTGTTCGTCGCGTATTTTTAAGGCTTTCTTGGCTGCTTTAGCCATAGCCTCGGTAGGTTTATAAGTGGACATAAAAAAGCCTCATGATTAACATAAGGCTATTGTAGTTTTATTGTGCGGTTGTGGCTAGGTGAATGGATTTGATTTATTGATACTAAAAGGGTGACTTATAGCATCGCACAGCACAGCGGGAAGCGAGTCAATAACTCTTAATCCATCTTCACCCTCTTGCCACCACGCGGTTTTATTTTCAGATCCACCAAACCACTTGATAGAGCAACCCTTTTCATTACCTTCTTTTACAATGCCTGTTGAACCATTGTTCAATTGCACAATATCCAAAGCTTTCATCACAAATACTCCCTTCTAAACCATTGCTGCTTATCTTCGTCATACTCATAGCCTAATGACTCCATAGCTAGTGAAGCTTTTGCGGCCTTAACCATTTCTTTGCAGTTTGTATCTTCTCTGAATGTTTCATCATTATTATTGGATTCGCTTTCCATTAATCTAGCCATAACATCTTGAGAGCTATTGTTATCGATGGATATCTTTATCAACTTCCTATCTCTTTCGGTTTTATTTCTAACCATCTGCTCGCAAGGGTTAACAACCTTATCAATATTGCAGTTATCAACATCGACTTTCTTTAGGCTCATTATGTCTTTATATGTTAGCTTTCTTATCTTGTTTCTTTTTTCGCTATAAAGCTGCCACAAACCATCCTTGCAAAACCCTAATGAATCATCATCTGTTAAATGGCGGTATTCGCTAACTGCTGACTCGCTAAAAAAAGCACCCCACTGCCCAAACACCCCCACAACATCATTGTATTTCTGCTCGGTGTCCAGCTCTGACTTCTCGATGTAGTCGCCTATTTTTAGTTCTGTAATCATTTTTCACCTCCCCTTTAAAACCTATCGTTAATATACATTTGCGCATAGTGCCTACCTCTTTTTGTAAGCTTGTAAACCTTGCAATTTAATCTCTCTGAGTTAGCAAGATAAATAAAGCCAAACTTAACAAGGCTAAGCATATCTTTGGGTGGCTGACTTTTCGCCCTAACATAGCCGCTCATTCTATAAATCTCAATCAGTCTGCGCTTGTCGTGCCTGCCAACAACACCAGCAAGCAAGCAACTTTTATTTAAAGCGTGGTCTCTTTGGTTTCTTTCAAACACCGCAGATTTGTTTACTTTAACTGGATGACCTTTTTTTATTGTCTTTAGGGTTAAGCCACCAAAAGACAGCTTAACACCTTGACCGTATACAGTAGAGCTAATCATGCAATGCCTATCTCGAAATCATCAGCAAGCTCACCAATGGTTAGCATTGCTTGGTCATACTCAAGACTTTCAAGCTCACCAATATCGCCAGTGATTAAAGCTGTATATAGAGCATCATCAAAACCAGTCAAGCTTTGCATATGCGATTGCAGATACTCTCTGTTAATGACGGAATTTACCAAGTGCCCGCTTGATTTGTATTTGTAATGTATATGGTGAGTGCCAGCTAGTACGCCACGAATAGCACCATTAACCCAATCATTGCGCTCTACATTGTGCTTATCGCAGTATTTTTTTGCTTCTTCTAATCTAATTACTTCCACCTTCTAACCCTCTAATTAAGTTTCCCTAACTCTAACCCCTAACGCGCACATAGTGAAATAACCTTTAGCTATATGTATATAACTAAATAATCTTGATGTGTTTGGGTGGGGTGGTATTGTTTGGGTAACTTAATAGGAGAGTGAGAATGAAAACATATCCATATATAGGCAAATCAAGAGCTAGTGATACAACCGTTCTTTTTATATCAAGAAGTAATGGCGTTTGCTTGGGCGTGGAAAATGCTCAGTATCATAACGCTTGGGATGAGTCTGTATTTGAAAACATAACCCGCGAATACTTGGCAAACACCTACGGCAAGGTTGAGAGTAAAGAGCATGCTGAGTTTATTGTTAAGTTGGCTGAGAGTGCTGGCTTTAGAGGGGCGATAGCAAGCGCTGAGGCATCATGGTTTCGCTTTACCGAACTCAAACTTTGGTTTTACGGTTGCGGCTCTAAAGCTCGCTACGATACTGTAAAACAAATAACTCTCCCCCTACAACCTAAAGAGCCTGAGAGTAAAGAGTGGCCAGCCGTGGGTGATGAGGTTTTGACTGCATCAAAGCAACCCGCTAAAATTTTGGCTATTGATGACGGCGAGGCCTGGATTAAATACAAAAACGACCCGTACCCAAATATGAGTTACGCATCTGTGGCAATTGCAACACTTACAAAACCACCAACACCAGAAGAAGGGCTGGCACAAAGTATAGCTGACTCAGTTAGTGGTGGTAGCGTGTTTGGCGTTCATGATCTGTTAGCAAAAGCAATCATCAACGGTGAAATTAAAGGCCTAAGATATAACCCCGAATAGGGCTATAGCATAAGGTTAAGTAGTGCGCTTGAGTCTTTTCTTGGCACTCTACCCATAACAAAAGCATCTGCGCGGTTTGGGCTTTCCACATCGCGCTTTTTCAAATCATCTTTGGATTCAACCATTACCTTCCCTGATTTACTAAACTTTCTTTTTGGTGTGCTAAGCTCCTTTACCAGTTCGGCTAAATCTTCTGTATCAGGACTGATGCTTATTAACTCTTGCTCGTCGAACTCCATACCTTTAGTTACTGCGTTGTAAGTATTTCTGAATTTATCAGCCAGCCCCCACCAGTCCTGTGCTTTCTGATTTTCAAAGTAATCTTTGTTTGTTACTTTCTCATCGTCATTGTCGATGTAGTAATCATCTGGATCTCTTACTGCCCCACCAGCATTATACGCATGATACTTTATTTCATTGTATGGGCTTTGCGTTGACCGCTCATCATTCATTACCTTGAAGTTGCTACCACAGCCTGCACCAACACCGATGCGATCGTAATTAATAAAAGAGTTGTGAGTTAGCGCCTCAGCATAAACCTTGGCGCATGACTCGTACAGCTCATCCTCTTTCGCCTTCCATGTCTTGAGTCGCTTAGCTTCGATACCTTTAAAGCCAATCGTAGCGCACAAATCCGAGCCACTATCTGCAACGTCAAAGCCTATAACGTCCTCGCCTTCTGATGTGTCAATACCTAGCTTTTCAGCTGCACCTATGGCCGCTTCAATCCATGAGCGTTTAATTACAACATCATCATCATCAGACTTCGGAATACCCAGATAAATATGCTCGTACTCTTCATAATCCTGCTCCTTTAGCCTTTCAATCTTTCTGAGCATTGTGTTGGATAGGAATGGATTTCGGTCATAGTTTATCTGGTGAACGATAACCCCATTATCAGGGTCGTGCCTGAATGTCTCGATATAATCATCAACTAGTCTAGGGTTGTATAAAATCCAACACTCCGCACCCTCAGCGCGTATAGTTGGCTCTATTACTGACCACTGTTCTTTAGTTAAGCCCTCACCCTCTTCAATCCAGCCAATGTTTGCACCTTCAAAACCCTTTATCTCGGCAATATCTCTGTGTATGCCGTAGAAGTGGAATGATGAACCCGTTGTCTTGTGCCTAATCTCAGAGGCTAATATCTCAAACTCATCCTTTAGCCCAAAGCGCTCAATCTGAATGCAAAGAATCGCATAAACAGACTCTTTTATTTTATTTTGATATTGCCTCATAGCCAAAAACTTAACCTTGTAATTGGACGCAAGGAAGATGGCAAAAGCAGCTGCATCCCAAGTTTTACTTGATGCCCTACCACCTTTCAATATCTTAGTATCAGCCTTTGTTTGCCAGAAGCTTTTTAGGTTTGGGTTCATTGACGCCATCATCTAGCTCCGTGATTTTTATGGAAGCCAAACTCTCTTTCTTTTTCAAACCTAACCTTTTTAGCCTCATTTAAATCATCAAACCTACCAAGGAAGTGAGTAACCCCATCAAATTTAATCTGTGCATACCATTTACCGTTATTTGAATCCCAACAAACGCCCATAACGCCAGACTTATTTGTCACTGGCAGCTTTGTATTTCTGCCATTTTCAGCATGACTCACAACCCTTAGGTTTTTAAACCTGTTATCCTGCCTATCCCCATTTATATGATCAACTTGACCGTTAATCTCAATGCCCTTGTATGCAAAAACGAGCCTATGAAGAAGGCAGCTTTTACCGTCAACCATAACCCTCATATACCCGTTATTTTGACAGCCATTAAGGACGTACCCAGCCCTAGCCTCCGGCCTTCTGGCAACAGAAACAAGCCTTGTAAAAAGGCCTGTTTCATCTGAGTAATCAAAAAGCTCCCTCAACCTTTCTTTAGTAACCATAGATAAACCCCTCTGTTTTTATCTATTGTATTACCTTATTCAGAACTAGGCAACTTGGGTGCATCTTCATAGAATGCATTAAAGTCTTTAGCTGGACTCATTGAGCCGTCACTTGATGTGTGATCAATACCTTGCTTATCACTCATGTCGGTAACGTTCTTAGCTACAAAAATAGCAAACGTCTTATCATATGCGCCTACAAGCCCGTTCTGAATTAATATATCCTTTTGTAAATCCTTTGCCTTTTTGTATGCGTCGGAAAACTCTGAATGCTTCTTAAGCCACTCATGAAGGGTATCTCTGTGAACGCCTATTTTGAATGCGAACCTTTCAAATGTAGGTAGCGCACAAGGCATAAGCTCAATCTTCCCGTTATCACCTTGAGAAACCTTGAAAGGCTCTTGATCAAAAAACTCGACTATTTCTTCACAGTATTTCTCATCGTATTTTGTAGGTCTTCCGCCTGCCATATTCACTTCCTCACTTAGTAAAATATAGCTTTAGTATAACAAAACAGATATAAAAAAA